TAATGTAGTCACGTAACATTTCCTGGTACGCAATTGTTTCAATATTTATACGTCTTATGGGCGTGTATTGTTTCGCAATTTTAAATATCTCATCAGCACACTCCATGGGTAAAACTCTTTTACGCCAATATTCAATAACGTAATAATCATAATCAGATGTAACCCCAAGAACCATAATAACAGAATAATCACTCCGCCTAGTAATAGTAGAAGCTGGGTCCACTCCAATGTAAATATTAACATACTTTCTATCTCCATTTGCAAATTGTATATACCAAGAATCTGCTGCTTCATCAAAACGTGCATTACCTTGATACAATCCATCGTTTATATCGTCTTCACTAAATATTTGGTCTTCAGGTGATTTAGCCTGATTCATATACTCTTGATAGAACTTTGCTGGTGTACCTGAGTCAATATAAAATTGTTTACGTTCTTCTAGTTTTTTCATTGGCCATCTTGAAGGCCATATAGGTTTACCATCTTCAATAGCTTTTCGTGTATATACATCCCAAGTATATTGTTCCCCTGTTTTTTCTGCTTCTTGTTTGTTTCTTACTAATACATTTAAAAATGCATCGTAGTGTACAATTGTGCCATTGCACCACAAAAAACCATTTTTATCAAAGTCAATCGCTGGATATACTGCTGCAGTAACCCATTCTTTAATTTGTCTACGTGAGTCAGGTGTTTTAGTATTTAGCTCTGATTCAAAGTCATCAAGTATTATACCTGTATATCTTGATGATAATTGTTTTTTACCACGTAATCTTTGTGATGTACCCTTGCCAATCATCCTGCAGCCATTACTCAAAGTAAATTCATCTTTGGTCCACTTATCTCCCTGTAAATCACCAAAGTAGTAATGTATAGCAGGATTAGAATATATATGATTTGCAATCCAGTTCAAATTATCTCTTGCCTGGTCTTGTGCTTCACCTACCCATGCAATAAACTCTGGCTTATCTTTACTTGCAAACAAAAAACGATGCAACACTGCACATGCAGCCAACGTAGACTTTGCGTGGTCACGTGGCAATACTAGTGCTAATTGTTGTTTATTTTTATCTAATAGTAGTTTACCTACATCAATATGAAAGTCTGGTGTAGCAGATGCAAGAAAATCTTGTGGTGAAAAAAGTTTGCCGAATGTTATTAGGTTTTTATGAGCTAGATGTAAAGCTTCTTCGTTCTTAGATATATTACCATTAAGATTTAAATTTGCCATTAAATGTTTGTGAGTTCAAAATGCGGCAAGTCATCAAAGCCATTATCCTTGACTTCTGTATCTTGGTCCCAATCACCGCCCCATCTAAGTCCAATGCCTTTTGCTTTGGCTATGCCCATAACCATGCCTGCAAAGTATGTCATACGTTCTCTGTCTTTCCAGTCAATAGGGTAAGGTGCAACATCTACCGCAATAGATGGTTTTTTGTTATGGCGGCCATTTGGCCATTTAACTTTTGAATGTCCAGACTCATATGCTTTGTTTTGGTCTGCTTCGCCTCGATGTCCACACAATACTGAGCAATCAAAGTATTTAATGACTTCATTTAATATTTCTTGCAAGTCTTCGTGACATGTTGCTAATCTACGTTTTGATGTTTTTCCAAATCTTGGCATTATCTCATTCTCCTTAGTAAATCATCTAATGTTGTTCCGCCTCCGCCAATGCCTGTACCAACTGATGCAAAACCACCTGATGTTCCAGGAAAATATAATCGTCTTGCAGCCTGACCACCTTGACCTCCACCACCTGTAAACTGTTGTGGAGAAGATTGAACTGGATTTATAGTTTGTGCTAAGTTTGAAAGAAATCCTGCATTCATTGTGTTTCCTACTCCTGAACTAGCAGCTCCTTGCAAATCTAATGCATTAATTTCACCATCATTATTAAAATCAAAATTTAAAGGTTGTTGCTCTGGGTTCGGTGCAAATCCTAAATCAAAACTGCCTGGAACTATATTTTGAAAATTACCAAATATTGGCTCTATATTATCTGCTGTATTTGTATCAATATCAATACTAGTATTATCGCTTGGTGTATTATATTCATTTAAAAATAAAGAATACAAACTATCACTTACAGATTGAGGTGTATTGCCTTGTTGGTTAATTAAATCAATAAAACTATTTTGCAATGACTGCCAATCATAAGTAAAAAAATTTTCTATAAGACCGCTACCAGCCATAGAAGAAATAAGTTGATTATATTCTGCTAATGCATCACCTGTTAAATTTGTTGTAGAACTGCCTCCACCATAATCTGGTGTATATATTGGATTGCCTGGGTCTTCTGGCATTACACCTTCACCAGTTGAATAATCAAAAAAAGGAGCTTCAGACATTATATTGTTACCAGGATTTACTTCATTTGATTCAAATGGCTGCATACCTAGATTCATGCTACCACCAACAAAGTTTGTATAATCAAATGTTGGAGCCTGATTAATGTTTTGCTCAGGACTATTTTGCATATTCATTGAATTAATGTTATCGTTTGTTTGCTGCATGCCTTGATTTGCAAGCGATTGTGAAAATGGCATCATATGTCCTGGTAAATGCATGATTAAGCTTCTCCTTGTATTGAATCCTCGCCATAAATATACAAAATATTATTGTTTTTATCAAACTCACTAGCACATTCTGGGCATATCCAGCCAATAACGTCCTTAGTTCCGTTCAAAACACCGATTCTTTGCGTATATTTAGAGTTAAAATACAAATTAAAGTCGCATACAGGGCACAAATCCTGTTTTTGCATGACTTTACTCTTCTTTGTGTGCAATGAGCTCTGTTTTTTCTCCACTTTTGAGTGCCTCCATCTGTTCTTCACTAAAACCAGCCCATACAGTCAGCTGTTCTTGCTTAGTGTCGGTGTTAAACAGACCTGCAATCTTTGATAACGACTCTAATGACCGCAATTTGTCTGCGTCTTTGTCCGCTAGCTCTGCAATGTCTTTATATCTAGACAATATCCAGTCAGGCGTAATGCCTTCATCTTGCAAAACTTTCTTTATTTCTTCTTTAACCATCTTTTTAACCTCATCTTTCTTCATTAATTGTTTAGCTGAGTTGGCAATGTGCTCACTACTCTTTGATTTCTTGAACACTTTCTTGTATGCCTGCGTAATTTCCATACCCTCAGCAACATATCTGGCAAATACAAACTCTTTTGGCTTGAGACCCGCCTTGCGATATTCATTGTATGCTTTATATGTGCGTGAAAACGTGTAAATGTTTTGTGCAATACCCTCACTGCCCAATAACTTGGCATTCATATTGTCAATACGATATGTTCCAAGCACGCACCTGATGCATTGTGTAATTCTTTTGGACCCCTGAATCTTGATGTCATACATTTTAAGGATTTGTACCACGTTATCATCGTCCGTCAATACCCAATCATTGGTTTTGCCTGAACGCCAGTCCTGAATCAGCGGCTCATCAGGGTGGTGTACCCTAAACTCAGCAACTGAATCATATAAAAAATGCTTGACACCTTTGACTTCTTTAAAATCCATATCATAATATAATAACAATTTGCACAATAAAAAAAATCATACTAAATTAAGGCACTCATATATGGTTTGGTTTGAAACTTGTTGCATATATGTTTTATTAAGTAGCTACAATAAGGGGTGAATCTAAGCTACAGGCCAACTCGAAAACAATTGAGGCCGATTCTAGGGAAATAACCCGAAGCTGATGATTGTTCGTGGTTTGAATTTATTTGTTTAAATCATATCCAAAGACTGCATGGCTCCGAAAGAGTAATGAAGTGGATAGTGAGACTCTGGTTAGTGCCAGGGGTAATATCTCTCTATCCTTTCAACAACATTCACCAAAAGAGTAATTATATATAACAAAGGAGAAGCAATGAAAATAAAAGGCATAAACGTAGATGCATTAACAAAAAGACAGCAAAACGCAATGAAGAGACATTCAGTACATCATACTGGAAATCACATTAAAGCAATGGTTGACGCAATGAAGAAAGGTAAATCATTTGGTCAATCACATAAGGCTGCAATGAAAAAAATAGGTAAATAAGAACCTGTTTTTTTTATTGTAGACATCTTGTAGTAAAAATAAGAAAAAGTTGAAAAATAGTAGTAGAATGTGTGACAGTCTTTTTTTTACACACACACCCTTACGTTAGCCCTCGGTGGGGTTATGATTAAGTTGAATTTTAGATTAAATTATAATATTTTTCTTGTTTTTTGCTAATTTATAGTAAAAGAAAAACCCCGCTAATATTGCGGGGCTTTCTTCGGGGTTGGTTGACTATTGAAGAACTAACTTACTTTTCTTGCGGGTACTTTTTTTGCGGTATCTTTTTTAACTTGCAACTCTTCCAACTGCTTTCCATTTAGTTTAGATAGATTTATTATAGTTCTTAATCTTTTAAATCTAACTTTATTTTTAAAGTTATACCAAACAACCCGCAACCCCTTGAGCTTCTTTTTAACTTTATACATGAAGCTATTTTTTAACATTACGCTTTTTATGTACTCGTGGGTGTGTCTGCGTTCCCTTTCTAATTGTACGTGTATAGCTTCATCAATTACGTCTTCATCAACTGCTCCGTTTATCATATCATTAACTTTGTCTTCATCGACATATTCACAATTATAACTTAAATAATTATCAATTACGTCTTCAATTCTGCTTTCATTATCATAAACAAAATCAATATCTTCGAGCTCATCTACACGTTCAGTAAGACTTGTTATGCCTTCCGCCCGTAATTCCTGGACTGCTCTCATTAGCTCATCTTGTCTGTTCGTTATGTCTTCTGTTATCCATGTTTTAATACGTGTTTGGACGTCCTCATTTTTTAACATGTCTTTTAACATATGCCCCAAAACATTATTATTTAAAACTAAACTAATACTATTGTCATATGTCTTTAATTTACTTTGTAATAGTTCGTTTTTTTCATGCACTGCATTTAATAACTTATTGTGTGCGGTGTGCTTTTCGTTTAAGTCGTTTAAATACTCGTTGATTAACTTTATTTGTTCGTTTTTATTTTCGATATTATCCATTTTTATTTATTCCTTTATTTTATTTAATAGTCATGTTACACCCTCGGTAACTGTAAGAACTTACATATTATTATATTTATTACAAACATTATTTTTAATTATTTTTATTATTTTTTATTACATTTATTATTATTAACTTTACAACGATATATTTTTAATCAATTAAGGAATAAATAAAAATGATAAAAGCAAAAAATATTATAAGTGATAAGGGAAACCCCATTACAAATCAAATCATAATAACTGATACTAAAAAAGATTCCGAAACCTTTCAAAGTTATGATTCAATAATAGCAATAAAAGAAAAAAAGAATGAAAGATATTCTTACGCAGTACCCGAAGAACATAAAACAAACGTTACCCTCGATGAATATTATTGGAATTATTCAAGAACCACCGCAAAATATAGAAATATATTTTTAAATGAAACAACGGAAGAAACCAAGAAAAAGATAAAAGAAGGAATATATTTATTAGCTAATCTTAACAAATAAACAGGAGGAAAATTAAGCCTTGCAACATTGTTGCGGGGCTTTTTTTTTAAAGGAAATAAAATGAAAAAAGTAAAAATAAAAAAGGAAATATTTGGAGAAAACGCAATATTAATTGAAGCAATTTTAAACGGATTAATTGTTAAGAATAGAAAAAAAGAAAAGGAGAATAAAAAGAATGGGATTTGATATACATGGAATGAACCCAATAGTAAGAAAAGGAAAGAAACCACAAAAACCAAAAGGATTATATGAAGGAAAAAAAATAGATGAAAATATAGTCCAAAGATATTATGATAAACTCAACAAGTTTGAAGATGAAAATGTTGGTGTTTATTTCAGAAATAATGTTTGGTGGTGGCATGGATTATGGGATTATGTTTATAACGTGTGTGATGATGTAATTTCAGAAGATGAATGGAATGAAGGACATACAAATGATGGATTGAAAATTGATGAGGATAGAGCAAAGAAAATATCCAAAAGATTAAATCAATTGATTAAGGACGGAGAAACAGAAAGCTATGTAGACTTATGGGAAGCACGTAGAAAAATCGCAGAAGAGCACAATAAAGGCTTGAAAAAGGGCTCAAGTGATAAGAATTATAAGTGGATAGCTAGTTATCCATTGAGTATTGACAATATAAAACATTTTGCAGATTTTTGTGCAGATAGTGGAGGATTTCAAATATGCTAAAAACCATGAATATGATTGATAAAATAGAGATGTTAGATAAACATCAATTGGAAATTATATTAATAGCGATTTTAGGTATGAAAGATAAAAAAAGAGTACCTTCAAATGTAGCAAAATATCTGATAAATAAAGTATATGAGATGGAGGTAACTAAATGATAAAAACAAGAAAAATATATGATGGATTTACAGATGATGTAAGTGATGTTCAATGTGAGTATTGTGGCGAAAGTCCTGAAGAAACAGAAATACAAAAAGCATATGCAAGTGATACGTATATATGCGGTGAAATTGAATGTTGGAATAGTTACTGTTTTGATTGGGTGTGGACGGGTAATAAAGTAGAAATTGAAGAAGAAGAATATGAAGTATGTGATGATTGTGAAGAAGAAGATTGTATATGCGAGGGGGAATAATGAATACAGATGAAATATATGATTACATAATTGAATATGGAATTGCAACGGAAAAGGAAGTCGGATTGGTGTGTGCAATAAATGGAACAAATGAAGATAGTCTGAACGCAATTTTATATGCAAGAACGGGATACAGAGACTTGGAACAAATCAAAGAGATGGAGGAATATTAAAAATGAATAATGTCAAACTAGAAAACCTAATTACAGAAGTAGAGGAATTAATGAAATCAAAACAAAAAAATGGAACAATAAAATCCGTTAATGATGAAGCTCTATTTTTGTGTGGGGCTATGCAAGTGATTCATCTTTTATATAGTGAAAATAAAGAAAAACTTGATAGCATTCCGCCACGTTGGATATTAAGTCCAATGTCAAGTAGAAGTATTAACGAATTTAATTATGCGGAGGAAAAATAAAAATGAGCAAAGACTATATGTTTGAATGTAGAGGGTGTAATAAAGCAGATAAAACTTATTGGTATAATGATGAAGAAAATCCCGAAAGTGATGGTGAGCAGTATTCACATGGATACCCAACATCAAAACATCATCATTGGGCAAGGCAAGACGCATATGGTATCTATACAGGACTATATTGTACTAAATGTTATCACAACCCCGAAATATATACTTATCATAAACACGAATATTTTGATGAAGCATATGCAGGGGAAAGAATGGAGGAAGATTACTAAAATGAAAATAGAAGATTATTATAGCCAAGATGAAATTGATATGATGTGTATGTACTATGGGCAAATACCCGAAAATCTTACAAGAAATATGCAAATAATGTTGGTTGAAAAGTTTGAGAATGAGATAGTTTGGGAACCATTAAATAGAAATAAATACGAATCATTTGATTGGTTTTGGAATAAAGAAAATGATAAGGAGGTAAAATGAAAATAACAGAACAAGATAAAAGAGATATACAAGAAACTATGAGATGGTTAGATGAGGCGTGTTTTTATCTGATTCAGTTAAAGGTTGATATGGAAGATGGACAATGGTTAGAGAATGTAAAAAATGCTACTGATGTTGCAGAGATGTGGTTAACAAGAATAATTGAGGAGGAAAAATGAAAAAGATTGACATGGTGGATTATGCAGAAAAGTTATTTCTAAATAATGATTTGAAAGAAATAGATGACATAATAAATAGACAAGTATTACAAGAAAGATTAGATAAAAAAAGACAAGAAGAGATGGAGGACTTTGAAAAAGAAAGAGAAACAACAAAACATATGCAATTTTTACAAGCAATGTTAAGTTATTTCTGTAACGTCAATGGACGTGAGTTAGCAAAAGATTTATTTGATGTACAAATAGATGATTGGAAGAAAGATGATGTAGATGGATATCATAGTGATAACTTTCAGATTATGCAGAAAGATTTATACAGATTTTTAAACAAATGTGATGATATCAGACGTGCAAGAATAGTAAAGCAAGTAATGAAAATTATGGAGGAAAAATGAAATATATAGTTTGGGTTGGAGGTACCATAATATATGAAGGAAAGAAAAAATCTGTTGCAGATAGGAGAGAGCAACAATTTATAGATTGGGGCTATGATGATGTGATAACGGAAGCTATTGGAGCAATAGAGGAACATATGGAAAAAACACACAGTAAGGAGGAAAAATGAATAAAACAATAGGACACGTAAAAACTACTTATAAGGTAACTGCGGGGGACATGGATTATGTTCTTGTTGGAGCTTTTGAGGGTGGTAGTAATTATTGGATTGAGAAAGTATCCGTTGTGGATAATGATTACAAAGGAGGCGAATATGCTTCAGATGTGATTGGGCTTGGTGGTGAGCTTTTAATCCACGTATTGGGCTTGTCAGATGGAGATACAATAAAACTTACACAAGCAAAACTGCTCAATGGATTTCAGTTATATGTTGATGGTGGCGGTAAAAACTTCCCGTTTGACTTGACAAGTCCTGATGCAATAACCTACGATATGATACTGCAATATGCACTGTTTGGGGAGGTTATTTATGGATAAAATGAAAATAATAAGTTGGAATATAGTATACACCACACAAGACGGCAAAGAGCATTATGTTGCAGAAGTCCCCGATTGGGTAGCAGATGATATTGATGAATTTTTAACAACAATTGAGGAGGGAGCAAATAATGGCTAACACACTTTATGAAATATTATTTATTAGTTCGTACATAGTTGAGATTATTGTCGCATACTATTTAGTACAAGCACTTAAAACATACATGAGGAGATTATAGTGGGAAAAATAAAAAATCACATACACGAATGGTTGGAAACATATGGCTATGAACTTGGCTATGACATGACAAATGCCCCCGAACTATCAGATTTTTGGTGGGTTGCAGAGAACGAAGTAGATTCAGAAACATATTGGAATGATAAATATAAGGAGAAAGATTAATGGAAGCATTTGGTTATTTTTGTTTTGTAATGATTGTAATATCAATGATAATAAATTTTTTAGAAATATAAGGAGAATAAAATGAGTAAAATAATATACATACCAATTAGTGAACACGACATTGAATCATTTTGGGATTTAATATACGAGAGAAAAGAACTTATTGATTGGACATTTCCAACAACAGAGGGAGATGAAATCAATTTGAAATTTATAAAAGAAACAGAGGAGGAAGAATGAATAAATACGACAAAGATGCATTACTGCATAAATTGCAGACAGAAAATGAAGAGTATGAAAAAATATTGTGGTCTTGGATACAAACAGGCATGCTTGACAGGGTTCCAACATATGAAGAGTTTAGAGATGTTAGGAATGCTAAAGCAAGAGCAGTAATAAATGAAGAGCAACTCAGGCTCACAATAGCACGATTAACAGACAAAGTCGCAGAATACAATATAAAGTTTGGCGATTTAGAAGAATTGCCTGATGAAGATTTATGGGAAGATGGTGAGTTGACGGAAGCTCAAGTCTTTGCTAAAATCGGGCATCATATATATGCAGAAGGTGATTGGAAAATAATGAGGAGGAAAAAATGAAGAAAATATTTATAAAATATACCGCAGAAGTTGATGATTATGAGTTCGATAGGATATGTAAAAAAGCTAGAGTTGGAAAAAGAGACTTACATGCAATGCTTCGAGATATAGCCACAACAGAGGGGCTTATAGCTATACGAAAGAAAATCCAGGAGGTTAGATGAATATAGACAAACATGAAGACAAAAAGAATCTACTGTATGATTTCATTGATTACTTTGAAAAAGATGATTTTGATAGGCTTGATATGAAAATTATTGCAGATACATTTTTAAAAGAAAGGAGTGTGAGAAAATGAATAATATATCAGAAGCATTAAATGACGTAAAAAAACATTACGACATAAAAGAAATAAAACATTTAAAGGTGAAGTTTGGTAAAACCACTATCATACAATTTGCATCAGAAGATTCAAAATTTCTAGTTTATGTGGGTTGCTACAATGATAAAAGAAACCTTGAGAATGATGGAGAAATCAATGAGAATAGTTAAAAATAATAAAGATAATAAATTATTACTTGTATGTGATATGATAGTTTTTATAATATTGTGCTATATGAGTATAGGAGATACACATGGAGAATAAAAACAAATCATATTTAGTCAAAGAAATTCCAGAGAATCAATGGACACGGTTTAAGATTCGTTCATTGCAAGATGGATTTAGTACATACAATGAGGCTTTGTTGCATTTGATTGAGAAATATGCAGACAATCAACTTGTGGAGATGAGCGATTGATACCTGTAGATTTTGAAAAGTTATATGGAGACTTTATTGATGCCAAGAACGAAGAAAACAGGCAAGAGCGGTATGTAGGCAAGGAAAATTATTATCGTGCTTCTAGTAGCGGATTTTGTTCAAGAAAGATTTATTATGAATCTATTGAGCAAGCTCCGCAAACCGACATGCCAAAGAAAGCAAACATGAGAATCATGAGGCTTGGAACAGTTATTCATGATGATTTGCAAAAGGCTCTTATATATTATAATAATATTAATAAAGAATCTATTAAGAATAAAGAAAAAGAAATTAAAAATAAACAAAAAGAAAAATTCCATGTTGAAGGTAATGTAGAAATACCAGAACTGAACGTAAGAGGACACTATGATGTAGTCCTTGAAGGAGATAAAGTTTATTTATTTGATTTCAAAACTGCTAGTAGTTGGTCGTACAGAATGAAGTTTGGTAAGAAGAAAGAGTTTGACCCTTCGATATCGTATGAACTACAACTAGGAACTTACGGATACGCAATCAAAGAAAAGTTTGGGAGGCTTGATGGTATGTACTTGGTGTACTACAATAAAGATAACTCACAGATGAACTACAAAGAAGTATCCACAGAATTTGTGCTAAGAGCATACAACTTTTGGTACAATATCGGACAAGAACACAAGATGGGATTACCAAGTTTTAGGAAAGGAGTTTCGCCAGTTAAAGACTGGAACTGTAGCTACTGTGCCTATTACTCTCATTGTAAGCCACCCATCAAAAGGAGAACATAAGGTAAATGAAACGAGAAACAGATAAAGAGATGAGCTTATTTAATAAGCTGAGTAAAGTAAATGTAAATGATAATAAGAAAAGCAAGGGACAGTTCGCATACTTGAGCTGGTCTTGGGCAGTAAATGAGCTATTGAAAGTAGTTCCAGATGCAGAATGGGAAGTTCATGAATATCAGAATGAAGATGGACTTACTGTTCCGTACATGACTACTGGAGCAGGTTCGTTTGTAAAGGTAACAGTGACATGTGATGGTATAGATAGAACACAAGTTCACCCTGTTACAGACAACCGCAACAATCCAATAGTACAACCTACGTGCAAAGATATAGGAAACTCAATTCAAAGATGCTTGGCAAAGGCCATTGCACTTCATGGGCTTGGGCTATACATCTATGCAGGTGAGGACTTACCAGAACCAGATGCACTTAATAGTGAACAAAGAACAAAGATAGGTGAGATTATTAAACAAGTTGGAGATAAATCTTTGGAGAACGATATGTGGAAGAAGATTGATAACTTGGAAATTAATAATAACAACTATGAAGCATGTATAAGTAAAATAAAAACAATGATAAAGGAGAAAAAGTAATGGCAGGAATGACAGATGAACTGTTTGATAAAGCAGTAACAGAAAAGAGCTTTGCAATCCCTACGAGCAAAAGCACAAAAAAAGCTGACCCAAATAAACATCCACTTGTTAGTGGTGAGTATTTATGTCACATTGTGCAAGTGAACAGTAAAGTAGTTGATGTGAAGGGTGGAGAATACAAAGCTAGAGTATATGATTACTTTGTTGAGGTAGCTCCAGAGAATAAAGACAACAGTTATGCTTATGTAAGATACTCAGATGACACGACAGTAAAGTGTGATGGTAGTTCTTATGTAGGGTATAAGTTTAAAGGTTCAATATTTAAATATCTTGAGCCAGGAGAAAACGATACATTTAAGTCACGTAGTGATTTCAACAAATACTATTTATGGTTTTGTGAATCATGTGGCATTGAATGTAAGACAGTCACCGCACAAGTTGATGGAAACGACATAGAAGTTAAAGAGTTGCCAGAGATGGATATGGAAGCCTTAGTAGGTACTCCAGTGCAGGCAGTCGTAGGTAAAGGCAAAACATGGACAGATAGTGAGGGTAAAGAAAGAACTCCATGGGTTGTTAAGTATTGTAAGCAGTGGACTGGTGGAAAGAAAAGGGAGATGGATGATGAAATCCCATTCTAAAATAAAACCAGTTAAATCAGTGCTAATGAAAGGAGCTTATCTTTTTGGTATGAAACCAAAGAGCATTGCTAGAAATTTTAATGTGTCTTTAGCAAGCGTATACAGGCACGTTAAATAATGATTAGGAAGGATATTGACAGGTGAGTAATAATCAGTATCATCATATAACAATAGTTATCTTGGCCAACGATTGGTTTGGGGATATTATTGCTAACAAGGGTCAAGCCTTCCTTATAATTGGGAGTATGTCATGTGGTTTTTAGATTCCTTTCGCCACGAACAGCCAAGGCGTACTCCCAAAGAATTGGAGCCTTTGGAGAGACTTAGGAAATATATTGAACTTAAATATGGAAAAATAGATGTTCAAAAGAAGAAAATCGTCGAAAAGAAATCGTAAGCCTTTCCAGAGGCATCATAAATCATCTGGTACTAATTTAGATGGTTTTGATATGTTTTTAATGGTTTGTTTGTTTGTTTTATTTATATATATAATATGGAGGATGATATGGTTGATAACAATTTAATAATACAAGAGCTTGATTTTATTTACATTGTTAAGGGTAAAAAGTTTTTAACTGAAAAAGAAGCAAAAGAATATTTAGAATACAGAAAAAACAAGGAGAAAAAATGAACAAAGTAATAATAATGATTGCTTTTTTGTGCATCAGTTTTGCACAAATAATGAAGATACAAACAGTTTATGGTGATTCGACTTATGTTGTTGAGTATTACATGAATGGAGAAATAAAAGTATCTGGTTACAAAGTCAATAACTATAAGCATGGTGATTGGCTATACTACAGAGAAAATGGAAAGATTGATAAAATCATTAGATATAGTAACGGGAAAAAAGTAAAAACTTTAGGAGAAAAATAATGGGTAGAGCAATAGAAGTAGACAATAGACTAGATAAGATTGAGGCAGATTTAAAGTGGGTTATTAATTTATTAAATCAATTGAGTGAAGTTAATTCTACAAAGGAGAATATAGATATTCATGAAGCAACCAAAGAAAAAACCAACACTAAAACAAGTGGAAAACGTAGTGTCAAATCTGATAATGGAAAACAGAAGAAGTCAGTTGGAGATACTAAGAACACAGAAAGTGCTTGATTCTTATATCGAGTATAATAAAGACAAAGAAAAGTTCACGAAATATATGGAGGAACTACATGGAAAGTCAGATACAAAAAATAATAAAAATAGTCCTAGAAAGAAATAATTGGGGTATTTATTTTAAGGGAGAGCCTTTATCAGTAATGCCTGTGAATGGAGAGCCTAATTTTTACAGGATAAATGATGTGCAGTTGAGTGAATTAGAGGGGGCAATATCGGAGCAAGTACAAGACATAGTGAGGCAAACTAATACACAAGAGGAGTCCGAATGCCAGGAGAATCAAATGAGAGAAAGTTCAAAAGAACAATAATCAATAGCACTAGACTAGAATACGTACAAAGAATGATACGTTTCTATGAACACATGCTAAATGATTATGCAGAAAGAGAAGGTGAAAAAACAGAAAATAAAACAGTCATAACAAAGAAGATGTTGCTAAAAATAGAGGAGCGACTATCAGACTTTGAGGCTATGGAAGATAACATAATACAAGCTTTTAAAGAGTATAGTATAAAAGCTTAATAGAACTAGCAGATACTAAATGTCTGCTTACGGAAAGGAGTCAATATGAGTAACGTAGTACCATGTGATACTGGTTTAGAAAACAGTGTCCTTGGGTGTATTATTTTATACCCAGAACAATTAAATGTAGCTAGAAACTATATTACAACTGATGATGTTTTTTATCAACCAAAAGCAAAATCATTGTGGTCACTGTTAAAATCAATGCAACAGAAAAAAGAGTTTATTGATTTGACAACAGTAGGAGCATCACTTAAAGATGAAAATAATTTAATTGGATGCACAAACATGTATGTGGTTGATTGTACTATGGCCGCAGGCACTGAAGTATCTTTTGAAATGTATCTTAAAAAACTTTATGAAAAGTATTTGATGCGTAGAGTGGTAGAGGAAACATCAAAGATACAACAAGATGCTATAGGTGGAGGTGATGGAGCATACGATTGCATCGTCAATGCTCATACATTATTTTCAGAACTTATAGAACTAAATCCCGCAAAAGAAAAAGAAACCATTGATGATTTATTGCTTGATGCGGTCCAGGATATACAAAACAAAGATATTAATTTAATCAAGACTGGATACAATGCTATTGACAAGTTTGCAGGAGGACTGACACGAGGAGAGATAACAATCATTGGTGGAAGGCCAGGCCATGGCAAAACGACAATGATGATTAATATGCTAGCTAGCCTTGTAAGTAATGGCTATAAGGTAGCTTTATTCAATAGAGAGCTACCCAACATAGAGGTTATTAAAAAACTGATATGCTTGGAATCTCAAAAGCTATCTTACTCACTTATAAGGCAAGGCATACACAATCAAAGCTCTTTGCAACAATTAGAGCAAGTCAAGCAAATCATACAAAAAAAGTATAACGAAGATAAGTTTTTGATGTTTGATAACATAAGAGACTTTGCAAAGACATCTGCAGAAGTAAAACGATTTAAACCTGATGTTATTATGGATGACTACATACAACTTGTATCTCCAGACACACGTATTTCTGAAAGAAGACTGCAGTTAGAAAGACTTGTTAATGATTATAAGTGGCTTGCAAAACAAATGAGATGTTCAGTGGTCCTAGCATCGCAGTTAAATAGAGCTATAGAGTCACGTAACAAAAATGGTAGACCACAACTATCAGACCTAGCAGAAAGTGGAGCCATTGAGCAGGTAGCAGAGAATGTATTCTTTGTATACTATGATTATAAAATCAATGGTGAAGATGGTAAGGGCAAGAATGTAATTACATTTGTTGCAAAGAAAGTTAGGTATGGAGAGACAGGAGAGTCTGATATGGGCTACAATGGAGACAAGTGTAAGATATTTGATAGCTACGAAGACTTTATTAATTCAATTAAAAGAAAGGAGATGATGGATGCCAAAGAACTCCCATTTTAAATACATAGGAATAGACCCAGGAAAATCTGGAGGAATTACTATGTCATATAAAAAAGAAGTCAAGACATATAAATGTCCACAAAAAACAGAAGACATGGCTATACTACTTAGCCTGCTAATAAATGATACACCTGCAAGCAAAGTCAAGGTGTTGATGGAGCGTGTATGGGCCAGACCCAACAATGCAGTACGAGCCGCATTTTCGTATGGTGTAAACTACGGACAATGGATGGGTGTTATTGCTTGTCATGAGATACCGCTACAAACATGCTTGCCTAATGAATGGATGAAATATTTTGGATGTCCAAAAGATTTATCATATTCAGATAGAAAGAAGTGGCTCAAAGATAAAGCTAAACGTTTTTATCCAGAACTTAACGTAACACTGATGACTGCAGATTCAATATTGATTGCAGATTTCGCCAGAAATGAGTTTTTTAGAAATGAGTGATTGGGGAGATGACATAACGTGCAATATATGCGACAGTGAAATAGAAGAAGATGCAGGGGATGTTGTTGGATACTTCGGCATATCTCATGTTGCTTTTTGTGTTTGGTGTTATACATCGTTGACGGATATGGTGATACAGATGCAAGGGTTAGATGATATAGACGTACTACAGGAAAGAATTGATAACATTAAAGAAAATGATTGAGGTCTTAGGGCCTGCAGAAATATACGAAGGAGGTAGATACATGCCAGTAACAGAAGAGTTTCAGCAAAAGTTTGACCACGACCTTGAGTTTGGTAGGTTAGGTGAAGATTTTGTCAAAGCATTTCAAGATAAAAACAATAAAGTAGAAGTCAAAACAGAAAGAGATATGTGGAAAAAAACAGGCAACATTGCCATTGAAATCAGGTGCAGAGGTAAATTATCAGGATTATCAGTTACAGATGCAGAAACATGGATTCATTTGTTGAGCTACAATAACGTCATTGAAGGAGGTTTTATATTCAAGACAAGCTTACTTAAAGAAAAGATTAAAAAGTTGCATAAAGAAGGTAATTTAAAGCTTACAATGGGTGGTGATGATAAGATGTCTCAGATGGCCCTATTGCCAATCAAAGATTTATTTAGTTAATTTAGAGCTAGGATTATTGACGCTTGCATAGACAGAGTAATTTTCCCAATTGTCTGCAAAAATTTTATTTATCTTGCTGACTGTCTTTTTATAGTTTGCATCAACTTGTCTAATTAAAACTGCACCTTCGTTACCAAAGTTTTTTACAATCCATTTTCTAAATTGTTGATTAGCAGAAGCACTTGCATTTTTAGCTTTATATGATAATCCAGAGCCAAATTTCATTTTTGTAATTGATGATGAAAGAGCACGTTTCGCTTCTTTATGAATCTGACTGACTGATTTTGTGATACCAGCATTGGCGTTTTGTTTTTCTATATCACTAACTAAATAATTGTACGCTGCATAAAGTTTTTTTGCTATTATGCTATCATCTTCAAAATATATGGCTTCTTTTAAAGATTTGTAATATGGAGTCCTTTTACTCCAATTACCCTCAGACAAAAACACAGTCTTCTCTTTTTTCAATACATCTCTTTCATATTGATTTTGCCAACTATTTACTTTTCTTGCTGCAGCATAATTTTTATTTCCCTGTTTTTTAATCATTGCGTCAAATTGAGATGCCACCACAACTCTCTTAGTAACTATATCTTTTAATGCCTGCTCTCCTGTTTTTTTACCAGTGTATACTTGCGAAATATTGCTAATAAGCTCTTTGCTGTTTTGAAAAATTACTGGTTGCATTAAATTTGTAGTCACTCCTTTATCGTAAGGGTCTAACAAAGTTCCAGCAAGTCCTGCAAATTCAGACCTCCATAAATACATAGCAACTTTATCAAGAGGTTTTCCAGCTGAGCTAGGAGGCTCAGTATCAAGAAAATATTCATACATAGCATATAAACTTGCTCCAGCAAATCCATGAGCAACGCCTGCTCTAATAATTGGAGCAAAATTTCCTCTCATTGCAGGCTTTATGTAGTTCTTTACAGTGTCTCGTGTAGTTGCAAATGCAATTCTTTGAAACAATGTAAGAGGCTTTCCGTATTGCGTAGACATCCAAAGAGGCACCCTTGTTGCAGATGTTCCTCCTTGTGCAGACATGTGTGACATTTGTTCAACGTGTGCTAAGATTTCATTGTATCTTTTTGCATCTTTAGAGTTATTAAAATCCATCTTCTTTAAAAAATTTATATCTTTATCAGATAGTTCAAACATATCCTTCATTAATCTTTTTGAATTTTTCTCACCTAATCCTTTGAGTAAGCCCGTACCTTTTAAAGCATTAACTTGACTGTTAAAATAAAGTTTACCTGCCTCCATAGATACTATTCTATTAAAGTTTTCTGTTTTAGTCATTAAATTAAACTGAAACACTTTTTCCATAGTAAATCTTCCATATCCAGATTTTTGCAAATCTAGGGTTTTGCTTTGAAACCCTAATATTCCTTTTGCTCTTGCCTCATTCCACGAATTTGCACTAAATCCTCTTTTTATTCCTATAGCTGTGTTAACAAATCCAAATGAAGCTATGGCTCTTGGTATTCCTATTAATATGTTTTTGATTCCTGAAGTAGGGGACGACAAGCCTATTGCGGCAGATATATGTGCTATTCCTGCTAAAATTCTGTGACCATCTTTTTGTAGACTGCTTGATGGTCTGTTTTCTACTAAGTAACCTATGGCTTCTTCAGCATACTCTTTTAATAAAGGGTCTTTCTGTCCAAGCTTTACTAAGTCTGAAGCTAATTTTCCATCTTTATACTTTCCTCCCATGCCTGTAAATTCTGGAAAATGTCTTAATGTAGCTATGTGCTGAGACATACCCGCTATATATTGTGATGAAGTATTTGCTTCTTTAGTTTCGTAAGTCCTAACTAACTTATTCTGACCTTTTTTATTTACAATAATAAACTCAGGTAAAATAGGTCCACGTTTTTGTATGTATGGATTCTTTATCTGTTTTGTTTCCTGTCTTAAAAAATTATAAATATCCATTTCAATTTGTGCTCTAAATCTGTCTTGATTTTTAAGCTTTTCTATTCTTGCATCTAATTGTTTTTTGCTAGCATTGCTTCCTAAGTCTTTTAATGCCTGACTTTTAGCAGCTTTATTTAAGTTTTTGTTTACTAATTTATCTAAATAATTGCCAGTCCCAATTGCTTCGTAAGCTTCTTTTGTTATTTTTCTAGTAAAATAGTTATTTACAAAAAGCTCATCAAATTCTTGCTTCATAACCTCAAATGTTGCAGAATTGTTTTGCTTTCTAGCTTCTACAAGCATATTGTTCCAATAATAATTTTTTGTTTCTGTCCATTGCTCTTTGGCTCTATATTCAGGTGTGCCTTTTTTCTTTGTGTTTTCAAAAAAATTAATTTCTTTTTGCGACAATTTTGGCCAGTTCTGTCTTACAGCTATACCTTCTCTACCATCTTTTGTAGGCTTAAATGCATTGATGTATTTTTGTGTTCTTTCTGCGTCAAATAAAGAAGCGTTGTTTTTGTATACATTATATCTTTTTTTACCTAATATAAATTTAATTTTATTATTACCTTCATAGCCAAAGCCTTCTAGTCTTGTCCTAAAAGAATCAAAGTAATTCATTTTGTCTTTTATCGATTCTCCTACAGAGCCTCCATATTTTGATAAAAACTCAGAAGAAGGTAGCATAACCCTAATGCTTTTTTGAAAGAAATTTAATTTTTTACTGTCGCCAATAATATGGTCTTTGGTATTGTACTTAACAACATTTTTTTTGTTATAATCTTTAATTATATTCTCATATTGTACTCTATTTTTTGGCGTAAGCCCCTCTATTTTTCCATTTACAGAGCCTAATGTTTCTAGTATTTGATTTGATTCTGCTAGAGGTACATTGTTTTCTCTTCTTAAAGACTCTAGCCTGCTAATATTTGATTGTTTTGCCTTGACATCATATATGTGTTCAGCGTACCTGTTTAAATCACCATAAGTAGCCAAGCCTTTTTTATCGCCTTCAAGAGGTATGTCATAATTCTTTCTTAATGCATTTAAGTCTGATTGTCTTAATACTTTTTTATTTCTTAACTCAGACTCAAATGTTTTAATTTGTTTATATAAAGGAATAGATTCTTTTGGAAGGTCTCTAGCTAGTCTGTATTCAGTTTTTGCTTTGCTAAGATAATTTTTAACCTGTATGTTCATAGGAACATTTTTACCTGTTATTACTTTTCTGGACATTATAAATGCTATATCATCTTTAGTAGATATTCCAAAAAATTCTTTTAATCTTGCATTAAACATTTTTATAAAACTTTTAGATTTGCTAATCATAGTTTTATTTTTCATCTGACCTAAAGTATACTCACCTATTCTTTGAACAAGCTCTTCCTCACTTTTAAACATTTGTTTGCCACGTTGTATTAAATCAATATCTTTTTTTGTTCCAAACTTTTTTAAAATATTTACAACATAGTGAGACATTTCATGAGGCAATACATCAGCTGGTATATCTCCCTTTGATATTTTTACAACATGACCCTCTAGTTGACCATAAACTTTTTTTCCACCAGACTTGCCAAGTTCCTGTTCAAATTTAACCCTTACATTTTTATATGCAGGTATATTAGAGAAGTGAGTTTCAAAATTCTTTTGTTCTGCTGTTGACGAATCAAGTCTTTCTTGCAATCTTTTTTTTCTAAACTGTGTCGCAGAAGATTCAAAGACAGGCTCTACTGATTTAAAAATTATATCTTTTTTTAATTTAGGAACAACTTCTCCTGGTCTTGGAGATGTCTCAACCATGAATCTTATCATGGCTTCTGCTGTATCTAAATCAATTGTTTTCCCAGATAATTTTATTTCAGGTTTTTCTTTATTTAAAAGTTTTGTGCTGCGTGTCTCTTTTATTTTATTATAAGCATCACGCAACTGCTGTATATTAATTCCACCATCTTTATATTTAGTAACAAACTTTTGGTCTAAAGGCACTTTGCTTTCAATTAAGTCTACAAATTCTTGCTGTAAATCTTTTAAAGGTTTTCGTAGATTTATATCTTTGGTATAAGCTTTGTCCAGCGTTGATGCTTTGTGACCAAGTCCATATTCATCTACTATTCTAAATTTTTCACTTCCTAGTCCATATTTTTGTGCTACATATTGAGAGAAAGCCTTTCTTAAATCTTTAGGCTTTATGTCCCCAAAAAAATATTTTATAATGTTTTTTTGTTGTCCTTCTAGTAAAGCATTACCTTTTGTATCTCTAAATAAAACATCACCAGCTTTATCATTAACTTTTGTTTTAGCAGTAATTTTTGAAAATAAATTATTTAACCTGCTTAATATTGGAACTTCTTTTAATCCTAATGTTTTAGACTGAACATACCTTACATTAGCGTTTTCAACATCAATCTTGTCGATTCTAAGACCTTTTTTTGTTCTCTCTGCAAGACCTCCAAATTTTTGCATATCTGGTATAAAAGCTTGCAACGTAGGGTCTTTTACTTTATTTAGAGCATTCATATGTTGATATAATATCTTCAATCCATTCTGAGAACCAGGATTATTGACAATAAAGCTTACAACATCTGCTTGAGTTGCATCTCGTAAAGATTTATTTTGTTTTTCAAGTTCTTTTGAAAACTTTAAATAAAGCTTTGTATGAGACATATCAGTCTTTACATCAACTAGCTTTCTTTTGCCTTTAGCATCAGCTTGCTTTCCAACTCTACCCTCACTTATAAATTTGTTTTGTGCTATTTCTTGTATATCGTAATAGCTTTCTTTTTTTGATTTTGTAAAGTTTTTATAGTTAGATTCTTTTATTTTTAAATCTTCTAATAATTGTGAAAGCTTATTGACTCTTTCTTTGAAAGATTCATTTGTTTTATATGCTACAGTTTCTTTTTTTATATTAAAATGCTCTTCAGGCGTTGGTAATTTTTTGCCTAAATCTTTTATGGAAATTTCTTCTTTACGCTTAACAATGTCTTTAATAAGGTCTTGTCTTTTTAAGATAGGGTTTCCATCAGGGTCTAAAATTAAACTCTTATAATTTGTTTTTATGTTTTTTTCTGTTATACCTAGTGCATCAACGCCTTCTTTAATTAATTGTGAATCGCTTAATTTTTCTAATATTTCAATATCTGTATCAATTTTCTTTTCTACAGGCTTTTTAACTTCTGGTGTAGATGATTCCAAAAACTTTTGAAAATTATCTTCTAATATTTTCTTTTCTTCTTTTGCTTCTTTTAGTATTTGTTTTCTAAGCTCGGTAGGCTCACGCTTGCTAAGGTTATCAATAGTGTTAGATAAAGTAGCATTAATCCTTGCAACTTCAACTCCGTCTATATTTTGTTCACCTTTTCTTCTTAACTCTAATATTTTATTAATATTTTCTTGTGTGACTTTTAACTGTGCTTGGTCAAGCTTATCTTTGCTTGTAGAAGATGATGTTTCTCTTAAAATTTCTTCAGGTTTTTTTCCTGTAGTCTCTTCAACTGTTCTTGATACATTATCAAGTCCATCCTTAAGCCTATTTTTTTCTGCTATTTCTGTTTTTGTTGGCTCTAAAGCCTCTTGAGTTTTTTCCCAGAATTTATTTTGAACTTTACCAACAGTTTTTAATGCACCAAAAAGCCCAATATTTGTTCCAAAACTTGTTAATATTTCTTCTGCACGAACATCTTCTCCCCTCAATATTTTAGGAGCTATTTCTGAAGCACTAAAAACAGCAGATTCTGCAGCAACCTGACCTGGCATACCATAAACACCATACGCTTTAAATTTATCTAATTTTGATAAAAATTTATCTTTTTGAGTGCCTTTTAAAAGTATATCAGCCTGCCTTGCACCCATACCACCGCCAATAGCACCTGTAGCAAAACCCATAAAAGCTCCATGGAAGGCCCCTTGTGCAGCTCCTGATAAAAAACTTTCGCCATTTATAGAAGAATTTACTCCTCCTATTGCAGCCTCATACAAACCTAAAGCAGGAGCTTGAGCAGTAGCACCTATTAATGCTTTTTGCAGTTTGTTGTTACTAAGAACTCTTTGCACAGCAGTGCTTTTAAATACATCTTCAGCTCCTTCTTGAACTGCTTTTTGTGAAGCTTTTTTCAACGCACCACCAAAAAGTCCAGATTTCAAGCCGCCTTGTATCGCAGCTCCTCCAATTTTTCCACCTACACCCATAGTCAACAAGTCTAAAGGCATAAAAAAAGAAACTAGTGATGCACCAATATCTTCAAGCACAGTAAAATCAGTGTCATCTACATCATATCGTGCCTGACCTGTTATTAATTGTTCTGTGGTTCCCGTTAAAGACCTGTTGTAAGCAGCTTTCATGAAATCATACGAATCTTCATCTATGCCCCAATCAGATAAAGAACCTAAAAAGCTTAAATTTTCTGGACTTGATTCTTGCGATGAAGTAGATAAAGGAGATATTTTAGAGCCCGTTGATTGTTCTTCCCAGATTGCAGTCTCAGGAATCCTTCCTTCCATCTCAAGAATTTTATACAAATCTTCATCACTGAGAGTTTTATAGTAGCTAGGACCCTGACTTCTTTGATTATTTAATATACCAATTGTCTGATTATTTAAAGGCATTTATTTTTTTTGATTATTGGATATAATTGAATTTAAAATTTTATCGCTATTAGATACTATGTTAAAAAACTCTCCTTCAAAAAATTGTTTTTGAACCCCAAGTTCTTGTAATGTTGTTCTGCCTCCATTAGAGGAGTTTGGACTTATTCCTGTATAAGTTATAAAACCTCTTTCAGATGCACCTCTTGGTTTCCAATTAAGCCATTTTTGTCTATAATCATCAAGCTGTAAAATTTTTTGTTTCCAAGTTTCCATTTTTTTTCTTTCTTCCAAGCTTGAAGGCCCATATAAAACGATTCTTCCATCGATATATTTTTGTATATTATCTGGAACTTGACCAATCTCTATTAAAGTATTTAATTCTTGCCTTGCTTCATTATATTTTAATAAATCAGCATTATGCATTTTATCAAGCTCTTTAATCTCAGAATAATTTAAGCCACCTTCTCCATAACCTAAAGTATTTCTTAAAGCGTTTACACCTTTTTGCAGATATTCCTCGCTTGAAACATATTGACTTTTAGGATAATTTGTTTTATACCAAAGCTTTAAATTTTTTAATTCTTCATCATTAAGTGCACCATCTCCTGCAGGGTTAGATTTTGTGCCAGAATCTACAAAATTATCAAAACTATCTCCTATTTTATAATTTTTAACAAATTCGTCTTGTTTTTCAGCTTTATCTAACCTTTTGTCAAGAAGATATCTTTTAGCTTTTTCTGGGTCAACTGATTTCAAAATAGTTTCTTTATTGTTAATATAAGATTTATTTTGACCATCAAGAGATATTTCGCTAGAATCTGCTTTTGCTTCTACATTACCTTCGACGTTTGTTTCCTTGTTTGTTTCCTTAATATCTCCATCAGTTTTAGGTGCATCAAAAAGACCTGCAATTGAACTTTTTTGACCAAAACCTATTAATTTATTGTCTGTATCCATTAATCTTTCTTTATACGCATTTAAAGTACTGTTCTTTAAGTACATTAATTGATTTGCATTAAGTTGTATAGGTGTTGTTCCTAGTTGTGATGAGCTTGGTTCTGAGCCTTGCAATATTAAAGATTGAGCAGGAGACTGTACTTGTCCCTCTGGTAAAAATTTTAAAGCATCAGAATAAGACATCTTTCGTTCTTTTATTGCATTATTAACTATGTCATAATCTTTTTTATCCGCATTAAATGTATCATATAAAACTTTTACTGAATTTTGTTTATTTAAGTTTCTTTCACTTCTAAAATTTTTTAGCTCTTCTGCGTTTCCTTGCATAATACCATCAACATAAAAGTTGTATTCTGTTTCATCTATTTTTCCATCGTCTTTAAAAGCATCTAAAGCACCCTTTAAATACTGCCTACTAACATTTAAATTATCAACCTCAGCACTTGTAAGTCTGTCTGCATGCCTTGTATAAAAAGATTGAAAGTCTTCACTAAAACCATACATAGAATCTTTTAATTTTTCTTGCATGCCTGATAAGTATGCCTCTTCAGTCATGCCATCTAAAAGTTTATTTTTTTCTTCTTGAGACATGTTTGGGTTTTGATAGTTATATAAATCGCTTAATATTTTTTGTGAGGCAAATTGTTTTTGTTGCATTAATTCTTTTTTTGCTGCGTAATCTGAATTTTCTGTAATTTGATTTTGCACTTGCATTTTTGCTAAATCAATCATTTCAAGCATTTCTGGAGAACTAGTCGACATTCTATTTTCTTTGTAAGTATTAAGCTTATTAAGTATCTCTTCTGCACCGCCAGCACCAGAGTTAAAATAATTTGTGTTTATATTTTTAGAAAGAGCATTTATATAATCAATATGATATGCATCTCTTTTTTGTCTGTTGGCCTGTACAGTCTGTGCAATACCTTGCCCTAACCCCAATACTCTTTCTAAAGTATCTAAGGCAGTGTTTTGCTGAAATCCTACTCTTCTTGGTCTTCTTCCGTTTGCCATTATCCTTGGTCTAGTAGCTCCTGATAGCCATAAATTGTGTCAAGCACATCACCTGTTGCCTGACCTCTCATTTTCATGATGTCAGATAATATATCTCCATAACCACCACGATATAATCTTTCAGCACCTGATAGTCCTGACTGTCTTGCACCACTGCCTGCAAATCCACCTGTTTGTGCTTTACCCATTGCAGCTCCAAGCTTTTCAACCAAAGACTCTCTTTGAGACTCTTCATAAGGTGAATAATATTCTGATGTTGTTTTTTCTATCATTTCTGGTGTTAATGCTTTGACTTCTGAAGCCTTAATTGCTTCTACACCATCTGGTAAAGATTGAGATAGTGCTGCCGCAATGCTCTCTGGGTCAAATATATTTACATCAAATCTTTGACCAGGAACATTCTCAAAACTAATATCTCCGCCTATGTTGTCAATAAAACTAAGAGATGGTCCTATTTGTTCTCCATATGTATCTGTTAAATATTGAGCCAAATTTTCGTTGGATACAGCGTCAGCTATACCTACAGCAGGAAATTGATTAAGAGGGTTAAACACATTAGTTATAGCCCCCATAATTTCAGGAGATATGCCTTGATATGCATATTGTGGTGTATTAAATTCTTGAAAATTTTGAAATACTCCTTGTGTAAAAACTTCTTCAGGTATATTTACGTCATAGTCAGTATTATAAAAAGTGTAAGGCTGAGAATAATTAAAACCTAAAATCTCATCAATAAATGGGTTATGTCCTGGCACGTGCATTAAAAACCTCCAAATGGATTTCTGAATTGTGGTTGATATAATGGGTCTACTGTAATTTTTGGTGTGGTGAATGCACTATATGCCTGTGGCCCTAAAGCTCTAATCAAACCTGCTACTATATCTTCATCTAAAAAATCGAACTTATTTAATGTTTCTTCATCAATGCCAGTAATTGCTGTAATCATTTCTTTATCTGGCTTAATTCCCAGATTCTTAACCAAAACTTCTTCAAATCCTGTATCTTGAAAAGGTATTTCTCTTGCTATTTCTTCGCTTACTCCAGTAATTGGATTAAATGGATATGTTGTTCGTCCTTCTATAACAGTTTCTGGAACATCACTTACAGGTATTTGCTTAAAACTTTCTGTTTCTTTGACTGGCAACATTGCTGCTGTCAATGCATTGGCTATAGTATCTGTTTGCAACATTGCATCTTTTTCCATTTCAAACGCATCAATTGCTTCTGTTATATCGTCTGATATTGCTCTATTTTTATATTTGCTTCTAAGTTCTCTTAGTTTTTTAGTAGAATCTGTTCTATCTTGTCTGTATTTTTCTGCAACACCTGAACCTAATCCTGCTAATAATCCTTGTATTACTGGGCCAGCTGTTGGAAAAAGTAATCCACCTAGACCACCTAGTGCAGAGCCAAGCAAATTATATCCAAATTTATTTTTCTTTTGCTTTCTTTTTGCCTCAGCAATTGCTTTATTGATTTCCTCAACTCTTTCTTTTTGATTTTGATATTGTTGAAATATAATGTCTGCTTCTTTTGCAGCATCAGCTGCGGCCCCTAATGGGTCTCCTGAAGCTATCTTTGCTATGTCGTATATTGAAGCCATTTCTCTCCTAGTCTAACTTGTAATTTAATAATAAAAAATTAATTTTCATAATCGCTATAATCAATCATTACCTGTATCAATTATTAAATTTGATTCTGTAGAATCATTTGCTAATATTTCTAAAACTTTATTGTTTCTAATTGCTGTGCTATTATTTGCTTTTACATTATAATTGGCTGCAACCCAATCTATCCATAGTTCTGTTGTGCTTGAACCTATTGAGGTTGTTTCTAATTCATTACCAAAAACACTCAAACTAAATGTATCTCCTGTATTAACATTAGATAGATTTGTAAAATCAATACTTATCTTTTCATTACTATCAACTGTTGATGTAGATACTGTTATGTCTTTTACTGCAATCATGTTGCCCACCACCATCTAAATAAAGGTTCTGATACTGAATCTTCCATGCCTGTAGTTGCAGGAGAAGCTGCATGATATATTATTGATAAATCTTTGTCATCATTACCATCTAATGTTATTTGTGGACTTCTAGTCCAAAACCATTTATTTCGCATATTATTTTGATTTCCTGATGCTTCTGTATACATAAAAAATGTACCTGATGATTGTGGAATTGTTGTAGTTTCAGCTGCTAATGGTAATCCTATAAGAACAACGCCATCTGCTGCCCCTGTACCACTTGAGCCTGTACCTGATGCTCTTGATATTCTAGCATTTGCTGTACCATTTGTATTAGCTACAAAACTCTGACTAGGTGCTGCTATAATATCTGTGTAGTTTTCAAAACCTGCACTTGATGTATTTAGTCCTGTAACTGTTGCTCTTTCCCAAGAGGTATAATCTGATAAATTAT